AAAAGCTTTATTCTGCTTTTAAGTTTTTTGATATTATTATATTTCAACGAATACAAAACAAAGAAGCACTAGCTTTAATATCCGAACTAAAGAAAGATTATCCAAATGTAAAAATAGTAGCTGAAATAGACGATTCTATAGGTGAAGTACCATTATCTAGTCATTTGCCATGGAAAGAGCATCATATGTGGGCCGCAGAACATTTATATAGAAGTGATGCGGTAATATGCTCAACTGAATATTTAGCTAATTCAATTAAGCATATTATTGGTGATAAGCCTGTTTATGTAGCGCCTAATTGCATCGATACAAATACATGGAACCCAAAATTGAAAAAGCATTCTTGTAATAGATTTAGAATAGGTTATGTTGGCGGTGCTAGCCATGACGAAGATTTAAGAATTGTCTATAGAGGTTTAAAACCAATACTTGATACACAAGATGATTTTGAGTTTATTATCAGATATGGTGGATTTAAACCAATTTGGTTAGAGGACCATCCATTAATCGATTTTAAGCGTGTTGACTGGCATATATCAAAATACCCACAACATTTAGCTGATTTGTGTCTAGATATTGCAATAGCACCATTGCGTGATAGTGAATTTAATCGATGTAAATCTAATGTAAAATATTTAGAAATGGCAAGTATTGGTGTTCCATTAGTTGCGTCAAATGTTGAGCCATATAAAAATACAAAAGGTGATATTACGCTATCTGAAAACGATCCTACTTTGTTTGCTAATTCTATATTAAATAAACTTAGAAAAATAACTAGGCAAGATGATAAGGAACGCAAAAAAATTAAAAAAGAAATGTTAAGAAATTATAATTTAAAACACGAAACAATTAAATTATTAGATTTTCTCGAAGCATTAAAAAAAGGAATACAACATGATTAAGAAATTTTTTGATACTTTACAAGAAGACAAGAAAAAACATTGTATTGGGGGGTTTATAATTTCGTTTGCTTGTTTATATGATCTTTTTCTAGGTAGTCTTTTAGTTCATATTATAGCATTTGGAAAAGAATTGTATGATGGATGTAACTCAGATAAACATACTATGGAGTTTAATGATTATTTTGCGACAATTGCAGGCCATAGTTTTTTTATGCTATTATACGCTATTTTCATTTAAATATTGACTTTTTTTTCTATTTCTGTATTATGTAAATAACATTATAAATATGCTTTAAACCTTTTTGGAGAGCTAACAATTAAAGGGGTCGAATTCGACCGGTTTAAAATTGTTGGCTCTTTTTGTTTATATAAGGAAATAATATGTCTGGAAAAAATATAAAATGACAATAATTAATCAAAGTCAGTATGATACTCCAAAAACAAATTATTTCAGTACAACTGATACTAGCTTTGTTTCTGGTGATAGTCCGGTGACCTTTAATATTAATTCTACATTATTAAGAAATGGAATAGACGGGCATATCATAAATGATGGTTTAGGAAATATACAAATTAATATTAGTGAGGATGGCAATACATTTTTAAATGATATTATTTTAAAAAAAAATGAAATATTTAATTTAAGAGCACTTAGTATTCACAGTATAAAATTTACTTGGATTGCTGATTCAGCGTATAGGTTATTTGTAGTATGACATTTAATCTTAACAATTCCAGGATAGATCAAGTATTACCATTTACAGATGATAATAGACTGCCTGTAGAATCAAAAATAACAGATGTGCATGGACATTTTGTAGAAATTACAAGCAGTGGACGTTTACTCGTTTCTTCTGAAACACCGCCGGCTGCCCCAGGCGAAACGCTTGTATCAAGAGTTTTAAGAGGAAATTTTAGTGGTACAACGGATGACGTTTATGTTATTCCAACGGGTAAAACGTTAGAAATTCGTAGTGTTACTTTTGGTGTTGAAAATACCGGTGCGGGTATCGATGGAGTCATATTTAGTGACCCAAATGGAACTGGCACGGGAATGTCGGTTGTTCCGGACGGCGAAATAATAGTCGACGGAAACTCAAGACAAAATCAAATAACTCAACAATATACAGGAGATGGTACCGCAGCAATAAGAATGAGGATAGAACAACTTACTGGTGGTACTCATAGATCATTTGGTTCATGGGTGGGGGTATTAGTATAATGAAAATGAAATTAGAATGGGAATCATATAAGGGACTCATAAAAAATAACAATTGTTATTATAAAACTGAACAACATTATGTATCGACATGTCAGTGTAAAAATTATGATAGATATTTTTTAAGAATGAATATTTATAATGTTGAAATGACTTGTTTAATAGTCAAAAATGGAAGTAATGATCAAATAGATTTTGAAAATAATTATGTGCCTTTGTCTAATGTAATTGGTGTTAGTTAACAAAAAGGAGTAAACATGGAGTTAATTAGTAAAATAATAAAACATAAAAACCCACAAAATAACGTTACTATGGAAAATAAAGTATTAATTAATGGTGATTTAATTTCGTTAATTAAGATTGAAAAAATTGGAGATGATACTAAAGAAATAATTTTAAATGAATTCAAATTAAATGATTTAAAAAAAGAATATCAATCAACACAATGTCATAAAAAAGAAATAGAAGATATTTGCAAAGAATTGGGAGTTGATTTGTAATGGGTTCGACATTATCAACTATTAGGGGGTTATTGGATGACCAATTAGATTTTGGTACATCCTCTGCAGCCACAAACCCAAGCAGCACAGTATTAAATAAATATATAAATAATTCTATCAGAAAAATAACAAGGTTAGATAAACCTAGAGAGCTTTATACATCGTCACCTGTAAAATCAAATATTACAGTATCAACTAACACAGTTGCAGTTCCTGCAAATATGTTAATACCTAACGCTGTTTATTACAAAGCAACGTCTGGAACTAGATTTGAAATGATACAAAAGCCACTTGATCAAATAATTAGCTTAGTATCGCCTAATTCTTTTTTTAATACAGAAAATACTGGGACACCTGAATTTTATGATGTTCAAGGTACAGACTTAGTATTTAGTAAACATTTTGGCAGAACAGAAGCTAACGCTATAGAAATATTAGGATGGAAAGTTCCAAGCACATTAACTAATGATACGGATGTTACAGAGCTGCCACAAGATTATGACTTATTGATTGTGTATGAATCTTGTATTTTGTTTTATCAAAAAGACGACGATATACAAAATTTACAAAACTATCAATTATTAGCTCAACAAGAAAGATCTAATTTGAGGTTGTCTTTATTAACAAATGATTCACAAACAATACAACTTGATCCTTATACATTTACAGGAACAGGTAATAATACAATCAGTAATCCAAATGTATTTTTTCAGGGGTAATTATGGGTAGTTTTCAAAGTGTAACAATAAATAGATTTTTAGGTATGAACACTAATCGTGATGAATTATCATTACTACCCGGTCAATTATCTTTGAATGAAAACTATTTATACATGACTAATGGTGGTTTAGAAGAACGTGGTGGTGGGGCCAAATTAACTAATGCACCAAGTGTAGGTAATAAATTATATAGTTTAGCTAATTACACAAACCAAAACGGACAAGAGTTTTTAATTACGAATCAAGGGACAGACGCTTATTATTATAATTCTGGTTGGAATTCATTATCATTAACTTTAACATCAAATCAAAAAATGAGATGGGCTCAATCTGGAAAAGGTTCGTCTATCGCTTTATATGGCGTTAATGGAAGTAATTTAGTAACAAAAGTAAGCGGCATAACGCCTACAGGTAGCTCTGTTGCAAACAGTCCTACGACATGCAAGTATATAGAGTTTCATAAAAATAGACTTTTTGCAGCCGATGATAACACATTATTTTTTACTGAAGTTTTAGGTTTTGACACTTGGAATACAGCATCTAATACTATAGACATAGCACCTGGTAAAGATGGCGTTATTACTGGCTTAGAAGTATGGGGCGACGCACTTTTTATTTTTAAACAGTATGGTGTTTATATTTTGCCCAATGCAGATTCACCAGTACCAAAACTAAACTGGGTTATTTTAAGAACGGACGCACTAACGGGATCATTAAGCCCTGATTCAATTAGAAGAACAAAAGCAGGTATTTTTTATTTATCAACGGATAATTTTATAAGATTGTTATCTCCAAATATATCTTATTCTAGTGGAGAATATACACTTGGTGGATCAGGTAGTCCGATTGTATCAGAAGACATACAAAACGATTTAGATTTATTAATAGAAAAAAAAGACATTAGCAATGCACAAGCAATAGTATTTAATGATTTATATATATTATCTTTTCAAAGTGTAAATAACTCAACTAGTAATTATAATGATTTAACTTATTTTGCGGATGTAGCAAAGTTTATACAACAGCCACAAATACAACAACCTCAACCATTTTGGGGGACATTTACTGGGTTTAATTATGATTATTTCACTACACAAAAAGATAATGACAGAATTAAATTGTATGCTGTTAAAGGTCCAAATGGTGAAACTCATGAGACAATGAATGAGACTATTAAAAATGATAATGGTGGCGCAATAAAAAGTAAGGCCATTTTAGGTTGGTATCCCATTGGAGATGAAGCGACATACAGCAAGGTAAATAGAATTTATTTTGTGGGAGAAACAGAAAACTGGAGCATAAATTTAATATTTAATGCTTATGAGTATGGAAATGTTATACCAAGTCAAGGTTTAGGTACATTTTATCAAACATCACAATTTTCTGCTTCAACAGTGGGTACAGCTATTGTTGGGACAGATCTTGTCGGTAGTTTAACTGTCGGGTCTTATAAATTCCGAGCAAATTTAAGAGGTAATAAATTCAGAGCTGAAATGTCGAACAGTAACGCTAATGAATTTACAAGAATATTAAAAATAATATTTTATTTTAGACCAGTAAGAAGCCATTAGGAGGTTAATAGTATGACACAAAAATTAAATCAAATTGCACCACCCCCACCAACACAACAACAAGCTGCACAACAAACACTAACTTTGCCACAAACACAACAGCAAGTGGCGCAACAAGCTTTTGAATCTGCGGTTAGTCCATTGCGACAAGAATTCCAAGAAAGATTAGGGGCAACAACCGAACAGTTGGCACAAAGAGGTATACAATTTGGCGGGGTCGGTCAACAACGATTAGGAGATATATTTAAAGAACAACAAAGAGTTGAGGGACAAATAGCAAGCGGGTTAGGTGCACAACTTGGACAGCAAGCAATGCAACAAGCATTTCAAACTAGTGAATCTGCAAGGGCAAGAGAGTTTCAAGCTGAGCAAGCAGGCTTAGGGCGACAGTTCACAGCTGAGCAGGCTGGATTGGGCAGAGAGTTTACAGCGCAAGAAGCACAAAGAGCTAGGGATTATAATCAAGTAATACAACAACAGCAACAACAATTTCAAGCAAGCCGTGAAGACATAAGACGACAAGATGTCAGAAATGATCAGCTAGTAGAATTAGTTATAAGTGGAAACATTAAAAACCAAGGCGAAGCATTACAGGCAATTGAAAGAATTTTCGGTCAAGGCATTGTATTAACACCACAAGACGATGTTGATTTACAACGTGTGGCAATGGCGTCGGGATTATCGGCAGAAGATTTTAGTAGATTAAGAAGCGCAATCGGACAAGGCCAGTTAGCCGCTGTTTTAAGAGATCCAAGCCAATATATTATGGACCCAGAAGCAAATCAAAGATTTCAATTAGAATTAGCAAGAATTCAAGCGCAATCACAAGTTCAAGCAGCGGAAGCACAATCGGGTGGTGGTAAAAAATCACATTTTTGTATGGAATTCTTTGCACGAGACCTTATAAGCCGTAGACAACTATGGAAGCTTACAAATGGTGTAATAAAAGGCATGTTCACACGTGGTGATTTTGTACACTGGTATATGAAAAATGCAAATAAAATTGCAAAAGTTGCAAATAGTAAAGGCTTTAAATGGTATACAGTGGCAAATATTGTTCCAAAAGTTTTGGATTATTATGACAAAAAAGATATTAGAACCGGTGATTTAGCATACATGGGTTTTTGTGAATGGATGTATAAAATGTTCGGTCGTGAAGATAATTCAATTGATCCATTTCAACATTCTTTTTATGAAGTTGATTTAATAGGTCGATCAATTGGAACTCTTAAAATTATGTTAAGACGTGAAACATGGAAAAAACTACCAACAGTATTAAGTTTACGTATAAAGCATGTAATAAAAGATATGAAAAGAGGAGTGAAGCAAAATGCCATCTGGAATGCCTAAAACTGGAAGTAATACACCATTACCAGCTCATTTAGGGGCTGCTTTAGAGGCGGCACGAGTACAGGGTCGGGGACAAGTACAAGCTGCACAAAAAATAGGATCAGCAAGAAGAAAGAGAGGATTATTTCAAACTTTGGGAACTATAGCAGGAGCAATTGGTGGATTTGTAGTCGGGGGTCCTCAAGGTGCTGTAATGGGTAGTCAGTTAGGCGGAACTGCTGGAGGCGCTTTATCAGGTGTCAATCCTCAAGTTGGAACAACGCCAATGGCTCAAGATCTTCAAACAATGACGACACTTGGTGCTCAGTTATCTAGTTACGGATTTTCTGCACCTCCACAAACTACAATACCAAGTTTAGGTTCTCAAGCCATAAATCCATTCCAACAGTCACCATCACAGGTAGCATTAGGACAACAACTAATAGGAGGTGGCCGTTATGGCTAGGTTACAAGAGTTACTCACACAATCAACTATACAAAACTTAGGATTGGGAGATGTTTTAGCAGTTAGAGCACAAGAAGCACAACAATTGCGTCAAGTAATGAATGAGCAAGCTAAAGCACAAGTTGAAGCAGTAAAGGCAGCCGCTAGAGGCCGTCGTGAAACCGGTGAAACGTTGGGTGCTTTGCTAGGGGCTGGTGCAGGTGCATTGATGGCAGGTAAGGGTCAACGTTTAGAAGGTGCAGCTTTAGGCGCTGGGCTTGGTCAAGCTGTAGGGGGTCAATTAAGCGGAGCGGTTAGGCAACCAGGGGTTACTACCGGTGCTGATATAGCAACTCAAGCATTACAAACTGGAGCTCAAATTCAACAACAAAAAAGATTAATTCAACAACAAAAACAACAAGAATTAAATTTAAAACAACAAGAGTTTGAAACAAAAAAAATAGAATCTAATACAAAAATAGCACAAGGATTAATTGAAAAAGGAATTGCAACACCTGAAGAAGCTGAGAAATTCAAACAAACTGGAGATTTTTCAGTAATATCTAAAAAAACAGGGGCGTCCTCTTTAACAGCTAAAGAAAAAATGAATGCAGAAACTACTATTCGAAAAGAATTTCAAAATTTAACTAAAGATTTTAGAGATGTTAGAGATTCATTTGCAAGAGTTCAAGCTTCCGGCGAAGATCCAAGTGCAGCGGGTGATTTAGCATTAATTTTTAATTACATGAAAATTCTTGATCCAGGATCAGTAGTAAGGGAAACAGAATTTGCTACAGCTCAAAATGCCGCCGGTGTTCCTGAAAGAGTTAGGGCTCAATTTAATAGAGTTTTATCTGGTGAAAGATTATCATCTCAACAAAGAAATGATTTCTTAAATAGATCATCAAGGCTTTTTAATACTAGAAAAGAGCAGTTTGATCAAACTTCAGATGAATATAAAAATTTATCTGATAGATTAGGATTAAATTATAAAAATATAGTATTAAAATCGGATAGACCTTTGATACAGAAAAAAAGACAAAAAGAATTAGAAGAAAAAACAAAAAAAGAACAAAATGAAAGAAAAATAGGAGGCATTCTAATAAAAGATTTGACCCAAGAAGAAAAACAAGCATTAACAAAAGCAGGTCTTTTACCAGAAGTAGGTGGTTTCTAATGGCAATCAGACCAGAAATACAAAAAATAATAGATGAAGCAAATGCCAAGAGAGCTAGTCAATCTGAGGCAATAATTGAAACACCGACACAAATAAAAACTGGTATTCGTCCTGAAATACAATCTTTAATAGATCAACCTATTGAACAAAGACTAGACGTACAAGAAGAATTTACAAGGCCCACGATAGGAGAATTTGCAACAAAGGCTATGACCGGGGCAAAAAGAGAATTAGGTGAGCTTAAAACATTTGCTACACAAGTAGTCCCAGAGGCAGGAAGAACAATTTTGAAAGATTTTGTAACTTTTAAGTTTGGAACACCTCAAGAAAAAAAGAATTTAAGTGAAAAACGAATAAAACAAGTTGTTCAAGCTAGTAAAGATTCACCTGAGGTTGCAAAAGAAATTCTTACAGATATGGGTAGAACATATGGATTTGAATTTGGTCGAGGATTTGATTTAGATGTTGCAATACAGAAATGGCAAGAAGCACCAATTGAATCTACTATGGATGCTATTGCATTAGGTGGTATTTCCAAGTCTGGGGGAAAAGCATTATTTAAATCTACATCTAACGCAATTAGTAAAAACAAAAAAAAATTAGCTCAAGATATAATTTCAAAAGGTGATGTTGAAACAAAAGAAATATTAAAAAACGCATCTGATATCGAAGTTAATACAATTTTAGATGATTTATATGATCAATCAACTGTTATTAAAAAATTAAAGATTGATTCACAATTGGATAATCCAAATTATTCTGAAGAAATTGGAAAACGAGCGGTTGATAAAATTAATAAATTAAAAAAAATAGATCAATTAAAACTACAATCAGCTATTAAAAAAATAGAAGATCAACCAATTGATTCTCAATTATTAAGTAATGACATAGCTGAAACACTTAATAAAAAAGGATTTTTAAAAGATGGCAACGTTTTAGATGTTGATAATATTGAACCAGGTTTAAGCAAGGCTCAATTAACTAAAGAAATAATTCGTCTAAACGATCCACAACCATTAACAGCTGGAGATTTATCATTACGAATGAAAAATCTTGATAATAAAATAAACTGGAAAAACCCTAAAGTTGCCGATGAAGGATTAATGGAAATTAGAAGATCTTATCGTAATCAATTAAGATTATTATCTAATGAATATGATGAAACAGCATTACGTGTAGCAGAAAAGCTAGATAAATTTGAATCACAAATTAAAAAATTTGAAAAATTAGGTGCTGGTGAAAAATTTGGTAAATCATTATTTTCAACAAAAACAGAATTAGATGAATTTATTAATTTAATGGACAAAACCCCAGATAAAATAGCCGTTTCAATTAATGATGATTTAAAAACATTAAAAGCTTGGCACGCTTGGAATAGATATTTTAAACAAAATCCTGATTTTATTATTGGAGAGTTACCTGGTGTTTCAAGGCAATTATTACCAAGTATAAAAAAACGAGCAATAAAGGCTGATATTAGATTAGGCGCACCAAGGTTAAGGCCAAAAAAATTATTAAGAGGCACAGCATTGCCCGCTAGAACTGGATTAGAAATACAAGATCAATTAGAGGAGGAACAATAAGATGGCATTTATTACACCGGCCTACACTTGGGCAACAGGAAATACTATAACGGCAGTTAGATTAAATTCAAATATTACTAATATAACTGATGCGTTATCACAGGGGACAAAAGACGTTAACGTTTTAACCTTGCAGATAGGCGGTACAGTAGTAATAGATAATTCTCAAAATTTTATTACTACAGGAAAATATAATTTAAATTTAGACGGGACAGCGATCAATACAGCGGGTGCATTTACTTATGGAGCTGGTCAGGACGCTGCAATTTACTGGGATGGATCAGCCAATGTATTACAACAAACAACCGCATTAACTAATACTGTTAGTTATAACAAGTTATCACATATAACAAGCGGTACACCTGCAACAGGTATAGGAACTGGTATACAATTTGAAACTGAGACATCAGCTGGAAACAATGAAATCGGTATAGTATTGGATGCCGTGACAACAGATGTAACTGCGGGTAGTGAGGATTTTGATTTTGTAATTAAATGTATGGCATCTGGATCAGCACCAACCGAAATTGCTCGATTTCAATCAGATGGTAAACTTGATCTTGTTTCTGGAGCCGAATATCAAATAAATGGTACAGATGTATTATCATCCACTACATTGGGCACAGGTGTTGTTAATTCTAGTTTAACTAGTGTAGGTAATTTGACAGCTTTAAATTTAGCTGCCGGTGCAGGTTATGACATCAATGGTATAGAAGTATTAAATGCAACCACACTAGGCACAGGGGTTGTTAATTCCAGTTTAACTAGCGTTGGCACTTTGACAGCAATTAATATTGCAAGCGGTGCGGGCTATGATATTGACTCAACAGAGGTTTTAAATGCTACAACGCTTGGATCGGCGGTTGTTACATCCAGCCTCACAACAGTAGGGGCATTAAATTCTGGTTCCATAACTAGTGGCTTTGGTAATATTGATATCGGAACGTCGACACTTACCGCCGGATCGTTAGATGTTGATAATATCAATATAAATGGTAATTCAATAACGGCAACAGATACTAATGGTGATATTGTATTGGTTCCAGATGGAACAGGACATATTGAAATTGGTGATGCGTCTGGAAACGGGGCATTAAGTATTATTGATGACGGAAGTAAATTTAACGGCATTTATTGCAAAATTACAGGCGCATCATATGCTAACTATGCAATGCTTGTGGACACAAACAGGGCGGCTAACTCTGCTTATAGTTTCTTTGTTGGAAGGTCAAACCTTTCATCGTCTGCTGATATCGAGTTTAACTTGCGAGGCGATGGTAATGCATTTGCAGATGGCACATGGGCAGGTGGTGGAGCTGATTACGCAGAATATTTTGAAAGCGTATCAGGAAAACAATTAGAACCAGGTTTATCTGTAACTATTGAAAATGGGAAAGTAAAAGAAGCAACAGAAGGTGATGATGTTATTGGTGTAACTAGGCCATTTGGTTGTTCAACAATTGTTGGTAACTCACAGTGGAATGTTTGGAAAGGAAAATACCACAGAGATATTTTTGGGTCATACATACTTGATGATGAAGGTAACCGAAAATTAAACCCTGATTATGATGAATCAAAAGAAAAGGAGTATGTTCCTAGAGAAAAACGTGAAGAATGGAACATTATAGGTTTGATGGGTCAAGTACAAATTAAAAAAGGGCAAACTGTTGATAAACGATGGATTAAAATGAATGAAATAAATTCAGAATATGATTTATGGTTTATTAGATAAAATTAAATGGGCAAGAGAATATTAAAGGGTTAAATAAAATGAGTGCAAATAGTGAAACATTAGTTACAGCGTTTATCATAGGTATTGTTGGTCTAATAGGTAAAATTGTTTGGGATTGGTTAAATAGAAATAATAAACAAAATGGACCAAGCCCCATCGTAAATGATTGGGGAACAATAACTTATTTAAAAACACAATTACCACAATTAATTGAAAGGATTGAGAAGATGACTCAAAGCTTGAATAAAATAGAGGAAAAAACAGACAAAATAAATCGAGATAATAGTGTGGTTGATGAAAAGACAGGCCGTAAATTAATTTATGTCCCAACATCATTAGTCGATGATATGATGGATTTAAAAATGAATAGCGTTGAAAGTAATACGATTTTAAAACAGATCAATGATACCTTAACAAGGTTCTGTCAAATCAATACTGATGCGTTATCAAGACAAAATCAAATCTTAACAGATTTAAAAAACACTATTAAATAGTTAACAAATAGTTGACAACTATTTCTATCCATTGCATAATTATATGTAATGGATAGAAGTAATTTATTAAAATTAAATAATATAAGCGATGAAGAACTTGAAAAAATGCTTAATGAAAAGGGCATACCCTTATTTATAAGTGAATTAAAAATATCAAGAGAATGGCTATATAAACGCCTTAGAACATCGGGTTATACAAAAAAAATTATATATAAGATTGGTAAAAAAAATAAAAAATGAAAGTTATACTTGAAAAAGGCAGCTTTTTCATTTTACTTGCTTCATATAACGAACGATTTTACGCAAAAAACTTAGGTGCTATATGGGATAGATCGCTTAAATGTTGGAAAGTAGAAAACACGTTATCGATGTATAAAATATTAAAAGGCAAAAATATCGATATGCCTGATTCCATAAAAAATAAATACGATTCATTATTAGATGATTATGAAAAGGTGTTTTCTAGTGATGAAAATATATGTTTCAAAACAAAGCCATATCATCACCAAGTCAAACTGCGTGAACTAGTAATATCTAAAAAAAAATGTTTTTTCTTTTGTGGTGTTGGGACTGGGAAATCCAAATCTGTTATTGATGCGATTACTATTTTAAATCAAACTAATAAAATTAAAAAAACATTAGTTGTTTGCCCATCGGCAATCATGAAAAATTTTCAATTTGAAATAGAAACACATAGTCATTTTGACTCATTGATTATTGATGGCTCATTAGAAAAACGTAAAAAATTATTAAATCAACAAGTATCTATATATATTATAAATTACGAGATACTTGATAAATTAAAAGACGATATCAAAAAAAAGAATTTTGATTTAATAGTATTTGATGAATGTCATCGTTTAAAAAGCAGAACTGCAAAATGTTCAAAGGCAGCATTGTATATATCTAAAGACATTGAATATAGGGTGGGTATGAGCGGTACTATTATAGCCAATAGTTACGAAGATATATTTATGCCTTATAAGATTATTTCACCCGATATTTTTGGAACTAAGTTTACGCCATTTAAAAATTCATATTTAGAATATGGCGGCTATAATAATTATCAATTATTAGGTTATAAAAATGAAACACAATTTAAAAAATTAATGTCGTTAAATTCATTGAGTTATGATATTGATGACGTTATTGAATTACCAGATGAATTTGAGTTAATAAAAACATTTGATTTAAGTAATAAAAGTAGAAAAATATACGATACTTTAATGAAAGATTTTATTTTAGATTATAATGAAGAAAGTGAGGATATTGAGTTAGCCGGCCATGTTTTATCAAGAATGATGATGTTAACTCAAATTAGCAGTGGATTTATAAAGAATGGTGACGATATAAACATTATAGGTGATGAAAAAATACAGTTGCTTTCAGAGATATTACAAGAAATAGACGGTAAAATTATTATATGGTGTCGATTCAAGCATAGCATCAAATTAGTTCAATCACTTTGCACTAATTTGAAATTGTCTAGTATGGTTCATTACGGTGATTATAAAGACGATTATAAAAAATTTAATAATGATGATACTCGTGTTTGGATTGGTCAGATACAGACTGGAATCGGTTATAGTTTGCCAAATGCAAAGCATGCCATTTTTTATGAAACTGATTATAGCCATATAAATCACGTGCAAGCTAAGGGCCGAAATAGGCGTTTAGTAGGCAGTAATGATGGAAAATGTGTATATATATATTTGCAAGGTAAAAACACCTTAGATGAAGTTGTTTATCAATCTTTAAAAGAAAAAAGTTTTACTGCACAAGATGCTATGAATTACATAAAAAATGAAAGGGCTTAAAAATGATATCTATAAGACATAAATGTACTATCACTCACACTCACACTCACACTAAAACAGTTGAATTTAGTAAAGAAATAAATAAATATGAATTTAGTAAACAAATAGAAAAAATTGAATCTAATAAAAAAATAAATAAAATTAAATATGATGATGAAATAAAAAGAATTGAAATTATGGGACCATGTAACTCATTAGATGGTGACAAAATATTAGTTAAATATCTAAAATCACAATTATAATTTATATAAAAATTAATAGTTGACACTTGTCAATAAATTAGTTAATATATATGTCATACGGTTAATATAACCATCACGAAGCATCGAGTAGCAAAAGTGAAAGAGCAAGTAAGGAGGTGACTTTTATGGATAAGATTAATTATACAATAACAGTTGAGGTGGAAGACGAAAAAGACTTCCCGATCAATGCATCAACTAGACGAATAGATGATGAAGGCGAAATTTACTTTGTAACTAAATTTGGTTGCGTTTGTGTTTGGTCTCGTAACTATTCGAAAAATGATAACGAATTAAAGTATATCGACAATCGATATAAATTAAAAAAAGGATAATAACATGGAATTAAAAAAAGTAATGATAGATGAAATGGTTAATGAATTAAATTGCTGGGACAGACCGGATTTAATATCAAAAGCTACAGTAATATACAGACAAGAATTAGAGTCGATGACAGTTGAAGAACTATTATATAAGTATAACAATCTGACATTTCATTGTTTAGAAGATGGGAGCCCAAGACCATGATAAATCAATCAGCTGTAGTTTTTATGAAACAAAAAAGAACAATGTTTTATATAATTAAAAAATTATTATTAAATAAAATTAACAGAAATTATTATGCGCCATATGATTTCACACAAAATTTAGGAATTAATTTATATAAAGTAAGAAAGGCAAGGTATTTTTAAATGAATTTAAAACAATTAGTAGATAAACGTGAGCAAGTGAAACAAAAAATTGAAGGTGTAATGGAATTACTTAATAAACATAAAGAATCGTTAGACATTATAGAGACAGAAATATCAAACCAAATGGGGAAGGAGGGATTAGAAAAAATAGCGGTTAACGGTGTTACATGCTGGATAAAACAAGAAATAGCACCGAAAGTGACAGACTGGGATAAGGTATATAACTATATAAATGACACGGGTCGATATGACATATTGACTAAGACTATAAAGAAAAGTTCATTTAAAGAGCTTATTGATAATGGTCAAATAATTCCCGGTATTGAGATTAGTAGTTTCGAAAAAATATCATTTAGAAAAGGATAAAAGGAGAAAAAAATGACAGAACAAACAGAAATTATATCAGAGCAAAACGATTTAGAAATTAAAAATGCAAATATTGTTATACCACAAGAATATGCGGGCATTGGTGGTGATGATTTAGATGATGTAACAGTACCACTAGGTTACACAAAGCTGATACAAAAAATGAGCCCAGAAGTTGATAGTGGCGTTGCAAATGTTGGTGACTTTTTCGATACATCGACGCAGCAAGTTTTAGGAACAGAAACTAATATTATTGTAGTTAAAAAAGTCACAGATTGGGCATGTTTTGATGACGATACAAATATCAAATATAGTTCAGATGGTATCGTATGGAACAATGGTGAAGGGCTCACAGACGAAGAAATGTGGAAAAAACGTCGATTACGTTTATACGTAGTAAATCCAAACGCTATGGATATTGTCCCCACTATTCTAGTTATTAAAGGGACATCCAGGGCCGCTGGTCAATTTATTACATCTAGCCTAAAACGATTTGCCAAAGTAAATCGTGAGCCAATTTTTGCACGCAATTTTAAATTAACCAGCATCAAAGAATCAAATGATAAATATACATATCAAGTGATGAAAGCGACATTAAATGAGGGATTCAATGATAAGTCAGTAATGGATATGGCATACGAGGCTAGAAAAATGGCCGATGCTCACATTTCTATCTATTCGGCTGAAGATGATATAGCAGATAGACAGGAACAGGAACTCAAGGAAGATTTAGGTCTTGATACATAATTTGATTATGATAATATTTATTAGCGCATAAATCTCGAAAAAGGCAACGAATTAATATCTTCGTTGCCTTTTTTTTTGCATTTCAATAAACTAAAGGAGGATAAATACTAACTTATAAAATAAAAAAACCCATCTTTAACAGGATAATGAGATGGGTTTTTATTCAACAACCATTAGATATATTAGCAAATATTCTTTGTTATTTCAATATCTATTTACAGGAGTATTTTATGAATGAAAAAAACACAAAAGGATTTTTAATGTTAAACAGAATTTTATTCGATAGCATGATATTTAACAACAAAAATCCATTAGTTTTTAAGCTTTATATGTATTGTTTATCAATGGCGAATTATGCAGATTCAGAACAAATTGTCAATGGTAAAAAAATAACTGTAGCAAAGGGAAGTTTTGTTACTACTATCTCAAATTTAATGAAAAATTTAAACGCTACAAAACAAAGCGTCAGAACTAGCCTCAAATTTTTGGAGCTAACACAAAACCTAACACAAAAGGTAACACAAAGATTTACTGTTATTTCTATTAATGGTTACGATGAAATATTATATCGAAAAATTTCGATGCAACACAAAGTCCAACACAAAGTCCAACACAAAGTCCCATCAGATCTTTATTATAGTAATAATATAAATAATATTCATAAAGACGACTACAAAAAAGATGCGCGCGAGGGTGCAGCTCGTCGTCGTCGTCTTTTTGGGAATTTGGATTTTAAAACCCTATGGCGTTATGCCAAGGCTCAAGGTATTAGCCCTGGTAAAAGAAATCGCTACATAGCCAAAGTGGTTCAGGATTTGAATATTGATTCGGTTAAAGAATCGGTTTCGATGTATGAGATTACTGTGATGCAAAGATGGGATCAGCGTAAGCGATTGCAGCTTAATAAGATTATTGGGCAGTCTAAAAGTCAGGAACGATGCTCAAAAGAGCAGGCCGACGCCTATTTTGATGACATAAAAGCCTTATTGGGCATTTAAATTAGCTCTAAGGGATTTTTTTATTACGAACGATAAGTTAATGCTGTCCATTAAAATATTATCAACTGAAGCTAAATTAGACACCAATGGTGAGACACTGATATCGATTCAATGGCCTGTTTTGTAAGAATATTAAATTTAACTACATAATTAGTAGTTGACAACTATCAATGCATTTGGTAATATAAAACCATCAAAACAAAAGGAGTAGATTAATGGGCAAGAAAAAATTTAAAATCGAGGTTAGTGTAGACGATAGTTTTATCAGTGTTTTAGATAATTTAGCTAAAAATGATGGTTATCAGTCCATTGATGATTGGATCACATCTGAAGCAAATCAAAATATTTATGAGATCATCAACGAAAATTTAGAGTCATGGGGTTATGACAAATATGGATCAAAAATAAATGACATGGATGAGTTTGGTAATCAATATGATTGTGTAGGCGAGTTAGTCGCTTATTAATTATTTTGACAACATTTTTTAAATCTAGAGAATACAAAAAATATAGGTTATGCGTATCCGCTGTGAACGCATTGCCTACGTATAATAATTTATCAAAATATTGGTCTTGTTTAGAGGATTTAATTAATTTAGCCAAAACTAGATATAATAACCTAGGATTGAATTCTGATAAAGAGTATGTCTGGATACAAAAATTAAATATACCGGATGATTTATATGTAAAATACAAAAATGATTATCCAAAAGGATTTTTAAGAAAATGAAATATAATGAAATTGTTACAATATTACCCGGTAAAATTTGTGTAGTTAAAACAAAAAACGGTAAAGTTTGTAAATATGTTAGAACTCAACCTAATAAAATTTTAAAATTTTTTAATAAATTAATCGGTAAAAATAAGGTGATCGTGTATGAAGCTAGAAAAACACATAGTAACTGACATAATTTCACATTTAAACAAAATGGATGATTGCCATGTATGGAAAACACATGGTGGTATGTATTCAACGCCGGGCGTGCCAGATGTTGTAGGTGTGTATAAAGGTTTGTTTTTAGGTATTGAGGTTAAAAGGCCAGACAAAAAAAATAATGTAACTAAATTACAAAAAGCATTTATGGATAAATTAAACAATTGTGGCGGTGTGTCTTTTGTTGCGTGTAGTGTTGATGATGTTTTAACTATGATCGGAGGTATTTAATGAGTAAATCTAAATGTGATGATTTATGTGTGTATATGTATTTTCCTACTAATGAGTGTGAGCTAAAAGATTTGGCACTTGATAAGCTTAGTGAAGGAATGAAAAGAAGGATGACTTTACAAGAATTTACTAAACGAAATGTAAAAGTAAAAAATGTTTTAAATGAAAATAATGAATGCCCGTATTTTATTAGACGAAAAGGTTATGATTGATTCATTTTAAAATTTATGGTATGTATAAGGCATGAACTACGCCGATTTGATCGCGATTCAAAATATCAAAGACATTGAAGAGCCTAAAAACTTACCAATAACTGCTGGACAACCTAAAAAATTTAAATTCAAAGATATTCAGAAAAAGATCATAAAATATTTTGAGCATTGTTCTCAGGACCTAGAATTTAACGAAAAACCTACAATAACAGGTTTAGCAATGGTTTGTGGTTTTTATGGCAGATCACAATTTTATGAGTACATGGAATACCCTGAATTCTCCGACTTACTAAAAGTAGCGAGAACATTTGTTGAGTCAAGTTATGAGCGTTCTCTCAATAAAAACAACGGTGCTGCGGGTCCTATTTTTGCATTAAAACAATTTGGTTGGAAGGATACCATTGAGCAAACTAATACCGATGGAAATGTTGATCCTGAAACATTAAAGAAAGAGATAGCAAGCCTTATTAAATCTGAACAAATAATGTAGTGTATTAATACACCTCTTTTAGTTCAGCCTCCCCTTAGCCACGATTCTAACTTTAAGAGGTGTTAATTATTAGTTGACATCTATTAATATATAAAATAAAATATATATGCACCCTCAAATAATTAAGCTTGTAAAAGTCTTTCATAATTATTATTACCTAACTAGAGGGTGCAATACAGTCTATTATTAGTTGACACCTGTTAACAGATACGTTATTATATTATATACAATATAATTGGAGGTAATAATATGACTATAAATTCTTTAGATAAAAAATTAATAGTAGACTATGTGAAAAAAAAACCATTAGATTTGATAAATGCTAATGATGATATAAAAAACAACAAAGAGGTTGTTATTGCTGCGGTTACAAAAGACGGTAAGGTATTTCAATATGTTAGTGACGAATTGAAAAATGATAAAGACGTTGCGCTAGCAGCGGTTAATCAATTTCCGCATAGTCTTTATTTTGTTAGTGATGAACTAAAAAAAGATAAAGATATTGTGATAGCAGCGGTAAGTAAAAAGCCATCAACATTTCAATATATAAAAAATGATTTAAGAAAAGATAAAGATATTATAATGTCAGCATTAAAAAAATATGCTACATCCACGCAACATACTACAGAAAAAATAATAAATGAATTAATGGATTATTTAAAATAATGAATACAAAATATTATACAGATCCTTATGCCGGTAAAGTATGGGGATCGCCTGATTTTGAGAATGGTTTTCGTCTTAATTACCTCACTGAGCAACAAAGCAATAATAAGGAATTTATGCTTAGTGCTATACAACAAAGCCCTGGGTCACTTAAATATGCCAGTGAAGAACTAAGAAACGATAAGGAGTTTATACTTACCGCTGTGAAAGATTCAGGTCATGTACTTGAATACGTCTATGACGAATTCAAAAATGATAAAGAAATTGTACTTGCCGCTATCAAAGATTATGGTCCGGCACTTGAATTCACCGGTTTCAAACTAAAAAATGAGAAAGAGGTTGTGCTTGAAGCTGTGAAACAGGAGCGTGGGGCACTTGAATATGCAAGTGCTAAATTCAGAAATGATAAAGAGGTTGTTCTTGCTGCTGTGAAACATAATGGTTATCATCTTAAATACGCAAGTCATGAGTTAAAAAATGATAAAGAAGTTGTTCTTGCAGCTATTGATAAGCATGGTGTGGCAATTCACCAATATGTCGGTGACGATCGAAATAGTAAGTCATTTCAATATGCCAGTGAAGAACTCAAAAATAATAGAGAATTTGTTATTGAAGCTATGAAAAAAAATGGGATGGTGCTTGAATATGCACCAAGCTTTCAAAACGATAAAAAGGTTGTTCTTGCGGCTGTAAAACAGAATGGTTTTGCACTTGAATTTGCCAGTGATTCCCTGAAAAATGATAAACAAGTTGTACTTGTCGCTGTAAATATGGATGGTATAGAATCTTACTATAAATCAATTCTTGAATTTGCCAGTGATGAATTAAAAAACGATAAAGATGTTGTGCTTGCTGCTGTAAAAAAGTATGGTTATGCATTTAAACATGCCAGTGCTTATTTAAAAAAAGATAAAAAGTTTGTATTTGAAGCGGTCAAAGAGAATGCTAAATCACTTTTTTTTGCCCCAAGCTTTAATAACGATAAGCAATTTGTACGCGCTGCTGTAAAGCAGAATGCCGAGGCAATTGAACACGCATGTTATTTCTTACAAAAAGATAAAGATTTTTTACGTACCCTTGTGAAACAAAATCGTGAGGTTCTTAACTACCTTAATGATGATTATGAGTTTATTTTCAGATGATAATATATGATGATAAAGAAAAAGCAATTGCCGCTGTGAAACAGAATCCTTGGGTACTTCCATACATTAGTGACGACCTAAAAAACGATAAAGAGGTTGTCCTTGCTGCTGTAAAAGAAAACGGTTGGACACTTCAATGCGCCAGTGATGAACTAAGAAACAATTTAGAGGTTGTACTTGCTGCTGTGAAACAGAATTGGATGTCACTTAACTACGCCAGTGATGAGCTAAAAAATGATAAAGAAGTTGTCATTGCTGCTGTAAAACAGAACGGTTGGGCACTTGAATTCGCCAGTGATGAGCTAAAAAATGATAAAGAAGTTGTCCTTGCCGCTGTGAAAGAGAATGGTTTTGCACTTCATTACGTTAGTGAAGAACTAAAAAACAATAAAGAGGTTGTCATTGCCGCTGTAAAAGAGAATGTATATGCACTTCAATGCGCAAGTAAAGAACTTCAAGGAAGTTTAAGGAGTTTTAATAATGAGAATATATAATGATAAAGAAAAAGCAATTGCAGCTGTAAAAGAGGATGGTGGTAGACTTCAATACGCCAGTTATGAACTAAGAAACGACAAAGAGGTTGTCCTTGCCGCTGTGAAACAGGATGGTTTGGCACTTTTTTTTGCCAGTGACGACCTAAAAAACAATAAAGATGTTGTCCTTGCCGCTGTGAAACAGGAGGGTTTTGCACTTCAACGCGCTAGTTATGAACTAAAAAACAATAAAGATGTTGTCCTTGCCGCTGTGAAACAGGAGGGTTTTGCACTTGAATACGCCAGTGACGACCTAAGAAACGATAAAGAGGTTGTCCTTGCCGCTGTGAAAGAGCGTGGTTCTGCACTTCAATACGCCAGTGACGACCTAAGAAACAATAAAGAGGTTGTCCTTGCCGCTGTGAATCAGAATGGTTGGGCACTTCGATACGCTAGTGAAGAACTTCAAGAAAGTTTAAGGAGATTTAATAATGATAATATATAATGATAAAGAAAAAGCAATTGCAGCTGTAAAAGAGGATGGTGGTAGACTTCAATACGCCAGTGATGACCTAAAAAACAATAAAGAGGTTGTCCTTGCCGCTGTGAATCAGTATGGTGGTGCACTTCGATTCGCCAGTGAAGAACTAAGAAACGACAAAGAGTTTGTCCTTGCCGCTGTAAAACAGAATTGTGATGCAATTCAATACGCCAGTTATGAACTAAGAAATGATAAAGAGTTTATCCTTGCTGCTGTGAAAAAGAGTGGTTGGGCACTTGAATTCGCCAGTGCCGACCTAAGTAACAATAAAGAGGTTGTCCTTGCCGCTGTGAAAGAGCATGGCTGGGTACTTCAATTCGCTAGTGACGACCTAAGAAACAATCCAGAGGTTGTCCTTGCCGCTGTGAAAGAGCGTGCTTCTGCACTTTATTGCGCCAGTGACGACCTAAGAAACGATAAAGAGTTTGTCCTTTCCGCTGTGAAAGAGCGTGCTTCTGCACTTTATTGCGCCAGTGACGACCTAAGAAACGATAAAGAGTTTGTCATTGCCGCTGTGAAACAGAATGGTGATGCACTTCAATACGCTAGTGAAGAACTTCAAGAAAGTTTAAGGAGATTTAATAATGAGAATATATGATGATAAAGAAAAAGCAATTGCCGCTGTGAAAGAGAATGGTTGGGCGCTTGAATACGCTAGTGCCGAACTAAGAAACGATAAAGAGGTTGTACTTTATGCTGTGAAACAGGATGGTTGGGCACTTCAATACGCTAGTGATAAGCTAAAAAACGATAAAGAGGTTGTACTTGTAGCTGTGAATCTAGATTATGAGAAAGTTTTAGACTGTGAGTGCAATTATTCGGTACTTAAATGGGCTAGTTGGGAACTAAGAAATGATAAAGAAGTTGTTTTAGCTGCTGTGAAAGAGAATGTATATGCACTTCAATGCGCAAGTGACGACCTAAGAAAGGATAAAGAGGTTGTCCTTGCCGCTGTGAAAAAGAATGGTTCTACACTTCAATACGCTAGTGACGACCTAAGAACCGATAAAGAGTTTGTCCTTGCCGCTGTGAAAAAGAGTGGTTTTGCACTTCAATTCGCCAGTGATGAATTAAAAAACAATAAAGATGTTGTACTTTATGCTGTGAAACAGGATGGTTGGGCACTTCAATACGCTAGTGACGACCTAAGAAACAATTCAGATGTTGTCCTTGCCGCTGTGAATCAGAGTGGTTTGGCACTTCAATACGCCAGTGATAAGATAAAAAATGATAAAGAGGTTGTCCTTGCTGCTGTGAAACAAGATGGTTTTGCACTTCACTACGCCAGTGACGACCTAAGAAACAATTCAGATGTTGTCCTTGCCGCTGTGAAAAAGGATGGTGATGCACTTAAATACGCTAGTGAAGGAATTAAAAAAAGTTTAGGGTTTTTTTCACAATATAAAAATTGATAAGGATCTTATAGGGAGTATGTGATGAGTTTTTTTCAAGCAGATTTTAATTGGGGCCAATATTTTTTCGAATCAGTTTTTGGATTTATTATAGCTATTGGTTTGATATATCTTTCATTATTTTTAATAAAAATTATTTTAGATATAATTCTTTATATTATTGAATAATCTATGAATAATTTAATACATTTAAGAAATAAATTATTAAAATATAAACAATATAGAAATGAAAACATGCTTGATTTCATGCAATGGGAAAAGTATGAAAAACAATTCAAGATGCGTAATACTATAATTGATCGCATAAAATATGGCGGTGAAAAAAAAATATTTGTTACATTTGGCGGTAACAGATCGGGAAAAACTGAATTAGGTGCCGGTGTTGTCGCACAAATTCTTGAAGAAGTGCCTAATATACAAATTATGTGCGCAACAGTTGATTATAAATTAAGTGTACAAGTTCAACAGGCCAAAATAAATAAATTAATTAAAAAAAGTGAAGTAGACTACGGAAAATATAATCCAATTAGAGGTTATAATAATGATATTCTTTTAATGAAAAATGGTGCTAAATCAATATTTAGATCATATCAACAAGGTAGGGAAGCAATTCAAGGTATGGATCTTGATTTAATTTGGTTAGATGAGGAATGTCCCTGGGACTTTTACCAAGAATCACTAGCTAGAACAACAGATAGAGATGGTGTTGTTATGTTTACATTTACATCGCTTAGTGGGTTTACAAGGTTAGTCAATTTTTTATGGGAATCAAATAACAAGCTAGTTGAAACAACTGTTTTAAGCATACTTGATAACCCTTTTATTTCAGAACAAGCAAAAGAAAATTATTTAACAACCGTTGACCCCGATGAATATGAAAGTCGGGTATTAGGTAAACCGCATTTATCACAAGGGTTAGTTTATAAAGAATTTGGAGAAATTAATAAGGTAGATAGATTTAATTATAAAAGAATGATTAAAGATAATCCTGGTAGATATGAGTTGCATGAGGGCGTCGACCCCCACGAAAAAACTTGTCATCATTGGTGTCGATTTTTATATGATCATCAAGAAGATACAATATATGTTGTTGAAGAACTTAAAGCACCTGTAGAATCAATGATTATTGCCGATTATGCTAGGATGATTATAACTAAAAGAGATGGTCTAAAGCCTTTATTTTGTCAGATAGATACATCATCACAGAAACCAGATGTTATATTTAGACATCCAGATGAAGATCAAGAAAACAATCATACGATTCGCTTGGAATTTCAAAGAAATGGTATTGATACTATACTTTGTGCGAAAGACAATGCAATGGGTATAAATGCTGTTAAGAAACGTATCAAAGTCGTCAAAACTATATCAGGTGAGGTTAAACGAAAACCTAAGTTATATGTGTTTAATGACTTAACTGGGGTGCTTTGGGAATTTAGTCGATATAGTTGGGATACTTATGCAACGGCTAAAATGCAAGATAAAAAAGAAATGATTAACAAACCATTAAAAAAAGATGATCACTTTATGGATATAATAAAATATGAATGTATTAAAATGGAGCGACAAGAAATAGAATCACCTGAATGGATTGATGATCGTAAGTATGGGGCTATGGGTTATTAATAGTTGACAATTATTAACTCATGATTCATAATATAATCATGAAAAAAATAATAGCAAATAAAAATGAAATATTTAAAAAATGCACAATACCAAGGCAATTAGAGCAAGAGTTTGAATCTGTATTAATTCAAGATAATTTTTCATATTTAAATAATAACTTTAGGTATCCATATCCAGGGGAAAGACTAGATATAGATTCACCACATTTTGTTTCTTATGGTTTTGGTATAAAAGCAAAAACAAAGCCATCTATTGCTATAAAAAGTATTTTTCAAAATATAACACACGGGAAAATAGACTGTGAAAGAGCTGTTTTAATTACTAAGTATAATGAAATTTTAAGAAACATAGGTGATGAATCATTTGATAATTTATTTAAAAGTAACCCATTAAGAATAACGTCATCATTACCATTTTATAATTACCCTAGAGCATTTAAAGGTATAAAGGTTGATATGATAGATTCATGTGATGAATTAATTATTGGTGATTGGCTATATTTAGAAAACGATCAAAATAAATTAGATGATAATGATAAATTTTTATTTAG